AAAAACGAGTAAAAAAAATTCTTAAATAATGGCAACAAATAAGACAGTTACTTTAGAAGCAAAAACTAAAGGCTTTGACGAGGCAGAAAAGCAAATTGAGGATTTAAATAAAGACCTTAACAAAACAGCTGATGCTGTTGATGAGGTTAATAAATCATTTGATAAAGGCGCAACATTTGCGCAGAGATATGGCGAAGAGCTGCAACCATTGACAACAAGAATGGGAGAGGCTGAGGATCGCCTTTACGAACTTGCATTGGCAGGCGACACAACAAGCAAAGAATACCAAGAACTTTTAACATCTGTTGGTAATTATCGCAAGACGCAAATACAAACAGATTTAGCGGTAGACCAAGCAGCGACTACTATGTCTGAAAAGTTAGGCGGCGCGCTTACAGGCGCAGCAAGTGGCTTTGCAGCAGTTCAGGGCGTTATGGCTATAACAGGTTCAGAAAGCGAAGCTTTAGAAGAATCACTTTTGAAAGTACAAGGCGCTTTAGCATTTCAACAAGGTGTTGACGGTGTATTAAAATATTCTAAAAGCATAGGTTTAGCAAGTAAAGCACAAAAAGCATTTAACTTAATTCTTTCGCTTAATCCTTTGGCTATATTAGTTACGACACTTGTTGCTGTTATAGGATATTTTGCGGTGTTTACAGATGCCATTGACGTAGCAATACAAAGTTTAAAAGATTTTGGGGATTGGATTGGTCTTACAAATTTTGCAGAACAAAAACTTGAAGACGACAGAAAGAAAAGGCATGAAGATGAATTAAAACGCAGAAAATTAGTAAATAAACTTGCGCAACAAGCTCAACAAGATGCAAAGGAACAAGCAGAAAGACAAAAACAATACGCAGCAGACAGACTCAATGCTACAAGACAAATACAAGACGCACAAGTAGAACTACTTGAAGAAGGAAGTAAAAAAGAAATAGTAGAAAACAAATTAAAATTTGATAGACTACGTGAAGACACTTTAAAAGCTACTAACTTAACACGAAAAGAAAAACAAAAGCTTATTGACTTATACGATAAGCAAGAAATGGAATCGCATAAAAAGATAGTAGATAATTTTATAGCGGAACTTGAAAGACAACAAACAGAAACAAAAAACAGAATAGATGCTTTTAACAATTCTTTCCAAGACGAAATAGAAGCACTTGCTGAAGAAAACTATCAAAGGTTTTTAACAGAACAAGAACGTGAAGTACTGGCAGTACAAGACAAATATTTCAGACTTGAAACTTTAGCAGCAGACAATGCGGAAGCTTTAGCTGAAATTGAAATAGCAAAAGCAAACGAACTTAATGATATTCAATTAAAATATCAACAAGAAGAAATAGGAATTGACGGTGCTACACAAGAACAAAAAATTGCAGCGGTTAAAAACACTTTAAGCACTATTGCAAATCTTGCACAACTATTTGCTGGTGAAAGTGAAAGAGAACAAAAGAAAGCCTTTAAAATACAAAAGGCGGCAAACATAGCACAAGCGACTATAGACACTTATGCAAGTGCCGTTTCTTCTTATAATAGTTTGTCTGGTATACCTGTAGTTGGTCCTGTACTTGGTGGTGCAGCGGCAGCGGCAGCAGTTACGGCTGGTTTACTAAACATAAAGTCTATTGCACAACAAGAATTTGGTGGTGGTGTAGGTGACACACCAGCAGTACCAAGTGATGTTGGAGGTGGTGGCGCACCACAATTTAACGTTGTCGGTGATAGTGGTGTAAACCAATTAGCACAACTTCAACAACAACCAACACAAGCTTATGTAGTTAGTGGTGAGGTGACAACTGCACAGGCGTTAGACCGTAACCGTGTTCAAAATGCAACACTTTAACACTTTAAAAGTTATTATAATATGAAGATAGTAGAATTGGTTTTAGATTTAACTGACGATCAAGCTGGAATTGAAGCAATATCTGTTGTAGAATCACCAGCAATAGAAGAAAACTTTGTAGCACTAAATAAACACGAAGTCTTACTTAAAGAAGTAGATAGCGAAAAGCGAATTTTGATGGGTGCAGCTTTAGTGCCTAATAAACAAATTTACAGACGTAACGACAAGACAGACGAAGAATACTATATTTACTTTTCAGAAGACACAGTTAGAAAGGCAAGTGAACTATTTTTTAAGAAGTCTAACCACCACAACGCAACGTTAGAACACAACGAAAAAGTTGACGGTACTTATATCACAGAAAGTTGGATAGTAGAAGACCCAAAGAAAGACAAGTCTGCACTTTACGGTATGGAAATGCCTAAAGGTACGTGGATGGTTTCTATGAAAATAGACAATGACGAAATCTACGAAAAAGCGAAGAATGGTGAAGTAAAAGGTTTTTCAATAGAAGGCTACTTTGCAGACAAGTACGACTTAAACACGAACTTAGAAAACATTGAAATCATAAACAAACTAAAAGAATTACTAAAATGAATTTAAGAGAACAAATCGAAAAAGAAATTACTGAAAAAGTAATGACTAAACTTGCAAGTGAAAAAGTAGAACTTTCTTTAATAGATGACGCAAAAAAACTTAATAGTGTTTATTTTGGTAAGACTGATACTGCAAATAGTAGATTAAAAAGTTTAGCATCTGAATCAAGAGCAATAATAGCTGTAATAGATGAAGCACTAAAAGCATCTGAAAAAATGCCAAGTTTAATATCAAAACTTGAAACAATGGCAAAAGACTTGGGTATTAAAGTAAAAATAGAAGAAGTAGAAGCTATGAAACTTGCCGTAAAAGAATCAAAAGAATACAAAGACTACAAAAAGAAATTAGAAAGTTTATAAAAACACGAATAATTGAAAAGCAGTAGAACAGGTATATTAGGAGGCACACGTGCTTGTCTGTGTAAAAACGGAACATACAGTATAGACTGTTGTGACGGTTCTATATGGGCGCAAGGAATAGGCAAGGTAACTAAAGAAGATACTAACGGTGCTTACAAGTATAAAATAACGCATTGTACTACAGGTCACCACCACAACGTACATATACACGGAACAGAATTAACAATAGGAAACGTTTATTATTTCGTGTTTGAAAACTCACACCATAACGGGTGTTATACGGTTACAGAAGCACATACAGGCGAAGGTTTACATATTAATTCGGTCAGTCTTTATGCAGACTGTACGGCTTGTATAGCAGCGAATTAAAAACGAAAATGCAACAAACAATTTAAAATAAAGTTATTATAGTATGAATCCACAATTGAACAAAGTATTTAGCAAACTTGCTAAAGAAGACAAGAAGACAAAATTAGCTTCTGAAAAAGTTGAATTAGCTTTAGCAGATAACTATGAAAAGGCAGTAAAAAAGTATTCACAAGAATATAGTAATTTTGCAAAGCAAGTGGATAATGCATACGTTTCAATTAGAGAAATAGAAAAAGCCATTAGAGAAGCAAAAAGCAATACAGGACAGTTAGCAAAAATTGCACAAACTTTAAGAAAGTTAGACGATAATGTAGTAACTGAAAGCGATAAAATTATTAAAAAAATAAAAAGTGCTGAAAAAGATTTGGGCATACAAATTTCTATAAATGAAATAATAGATTCAAGTGTAAGAAGCAGTGAAAATTCTACAAGAAAATTGTCAGATAATTTAAATGAAGACATTAACGGATTTATTAAATATGTAAATAAACTTGAACTACCTAAAATCTAAATAAACACGAATAAATAAATAAAATGAAAGATAATTCTATATTAAACAAAGTAAGAGAACTTTTAGGAATGGAAGTTAAACTAGCTGAAAGAATGCTAGAAGACGGACAAACACGAATCGAAGCAGAAGAATTTGCTTCTGGTTTTCAAGTAGTAATCGTAACAGAAGACGACCAACGTATTCCAATGCCAGAAGGTGAGTATAAACTTGACGGTGAAGAAGGCGAAATTCTTGTAATTAAAGAAGAAGGTATAATCTTTGAAATTAAGAAAGAAGAAGTAGTTGAAGAAGAGGTAGTAGAAGAAGAAGTTGAAGTAAAAGACGAAGTGATCGAAGAAGAAATGAACGCAGAAAAACCTGTAAAGAAAACTGTTGAATCAATTGTTAAAGAAACTTTCTTTTCTGAAATCGAAGCTTTGAAAAAAGAGAACGAAGAACTTAAAGCAGAAGTAGAACATCTTTCAAAGATCAATAACAAAGAAGAATTTTCTAAAGAAGAAGCAACAGAAGAAGTAGTAGAACTTTCTAACGAAGAACCAGCTGCTAAACCTATTGCACACAATCCAGAAAACAAGACAAACACGAATGACATTAAGTACGGTCAAAACAGACCACAAACTACAATGGACAGAGTATTTGCAAAATTAAGTAAATAACAAATTTTAATAAATAAATAATTTCAATTATGGCAGAGCCAACAATCACAACAACGTATGCGGGTCAATTTGCGGGGAAATACATTTCTGCGGCACTTTTGTCACCGTCTACAATCGACAACGGAGGAGTAACTGTACTTCCTAACGTTAAATTTAAAGAGGTACTACAAAACGTAGCAACTTCAACTTTATTAGCTAACGCAACTTGCGACTTTGACGCTGCTGGTTCAACTGTTACGCTAACAGAAAAAATTCTACAAACTAACGACTTGCAAGTGAATATGCAATTGTGTAAATCACAATTCTTCAATACTTGGCAATCGGCTGAAATGGGTGCTTCTCAATTTTCAGACTTACCAAAATCTTTCTCTGACTATCTTTTAGGATATGTTGCTGGAAAGGTTGCTGCTGAAATGGAGACTACACTTTGGTCTGGTGCTGCTGGTGCTGCTGGTGGTCTTACTGACGGTGGTTTCACAGTATTAGCTGCTGCACAATGTCCAGCTGCAAACATTATCGCACCTGCTGCGGTTACTGCATTAAACGTTATTGACGAACTTGGAAAAGTTGTTGATGCAATTAACGCACAGACTAACATTTACGGACACGAAGATACAAGAATCTTTGTTTCAAGAAATGTAATGGCTGCTTATGTTCGTGCTTTAGGCGGTTTCGCTGCTACAGGTGCAAACGGTGTAGACAACAGAGGTACAATGTGGTATGCTGACGGTGGCGGTGTTTCATTTGACGGTATCAAAATCTTTATGGCTGAAGGTCTTGCAAACGACAGAATGTTAGCTGCACAGATTTCTAACCTTTACTACGGTGTTTCTTTATTGTCAGACACACAAGAAGCAAGAGTGATCGACGTTTCTCAATATGACGGTTCAGACAACGTAAGAGTAGTTATGAGAATGGCTGCTGGTGCGCAAATCGGAGTTGCTGAAGACGTAATTTACTACGGAGCATAATAATAAACCAGAACTATACTAAAGGAGGAGGTAAAGCGCCTTCTCCTTTTTTTGTTCATAAAACTAAAAACAAATGGCTTGTGATATAACATCGGGACGTATAGAGCAATGTAAAGATTCCGTAAGCGGCATCAAAAGCATCTATATTGTAAACTACGATAAATTAAATTCAGATTCAGTTGATTATTCAACTGCAACAGACGAAGAAGACGTAATAGAAACTTGGGCGCCTATTGAAGACGTAGCTTTGAACTTGTATAAGTTTGAACTAAAATCTAATAGTAATAGCTTCACCACACAAATTAACAGTTCGCGTGATAATGGAACGACTTTTTTTACTCAAACTTTAGTAGCTAATTTTAAAAGACAAGATGCAGTTACAACGAAGCAAATTAAACTACTTTCTTGGGGAAGACCAAGAATTATAATTCGTTCTATGACTGACCAATTTTTCTTAATGGGATTAGACCAAGGTGCAGACGTTTCTGCTGGTGAAATTTCAACAGGTGCAGCGTTAGGTGACTTTAACGGTTACTCTTTAACGTTCACGGCAGAAGAAGAATTACCAGCAAACTTTATAGACGTATCAACTGAAGCATCTTTAAAAACTGCTTTTGCTACGACAAGCGGAACAGATGCAGTAATTAATGACGGTACAGTATAAGTAAGTTTCCTTCCTTTCATAATGTAGATTAAGCACCTTTCGGGGTGCTTTTTCTTTGCAATATAAAACAGATTTACACTTTTTAAGTTATTATAGTATGGTAATACTTCAAGCAATAGCAACAGAGCAAAGTTTTAGCTTCATACCAAGAAGCCAAACTTACGATACGTTACTTGTTCAGAACGAAGCGACAGGTGAAGAAGTTACTATTACGATCACAAGTTTTACAAATGGCGACTACTACGATACAATAAACGCTACTTTTGTAAACGGTACTTTTAGCTTAATTGAAAACAACTTTTATAAGCTTACACTAAAAAACGGAACTACAACAGTACATAAAGACAGAATATTCTGCACGAACCAAACGCCTGTAGTCAACTATTCAGTCAATGACGGACAATATACGTCTAACGTTTCAAATAACGAATTTATAATTTATGAGTAATAATATACACTTATTAGAATTAAGCACATACGAAGCACCTGTAATAACAGAAAGTAAGCGCAACGATTGGGTTGAATACGGTGAAGACAACAACTACTATGCACACCTTATCAATATGTATACTAATAGCACAACAAACAATGCTATTATAAACAACATTACAAGGTTAGTATACGGTAAAGGCTTAAACGCAACAGACGCACAAGTAAAGCCAAACGACTACGCAGTAATGATGTCGTTATTTAAGAAGCAAGACGTTAGACAACTTGTTACAGACTTAAAGCTACTTGGACAATGTGCAATGCAAGTAATATATTCTAAAGACCGTAAGAAGATTGTAAACGTTCACCATATACCTGTTCAGTTATTAAGACCAGAGAAGTGTAACGAAGAAG